CTGGAATAAGTTTTTCAACTCCAGCTTCCTATATAGTTATTGAAGGGTTTGAAGTAAAGAATTTTACTAGCACTGGCGTTTACTTCCAAGACTGGGGAGTTCAGTCTGTTAAAGGAATAGAAATTTCAAAATGTAAAATACGAGACAACGGAGGAGATGCTATCTCTTGTAGAAATTCTATTGATTCATTGATTGAAAATAATGAAATTTCAAACAATGGCTCTACCGCTGTCTCTATCGGTGGAAAATTAGGGTCCACAAATTTAGTTGTTAGAGGAAATAATATTTTTCATAATGGGAAAGATGGAGTTCAAGGTGGCGGGAATGGAGTGATTATAGAAAAGAACACTATCTATGATCAGTTTCATACAAATCAACATCAGGATGGTCTTGATCTAAGTAATATAAGTAATGTAACTATTAGATATAACACCATTTATGATACAACACAAGAAGTTTACATACATAATCAAGAAGGACCATGCTCCAATATAAAAGTTTATGGAAATATTTTCTACACTAATAGATATGCTACAGTAAAGGGCGGACAATCTCCAGGAGTTTTCGTTGATTCTCGTTTCGCTGGGCCAGGAATTAATGGGGTAGAAATTAGCTCAAATACATTTGGTTGGACAGGCTATACTGGCGTTCGTATATTCGGGGTAGTAGATAGAATAATAATAATGAATAATATCTTCTTCGAATCAGGTATTGCTCTTGGTACAACTGGAATAACAAATGTAACATCTAATTGGAACCTATTCTATAGGTCGGTTTTACCTTCAATGGAAGGTCAAAATTCTATTCAAGGAGATCCACAATTCGTTAATTATTCTCGTCATGAAAGTTGGAACTTTAATTTATTACCAAATAGTCCAGCTATAATAAAGGATATAGGAGCTTTAGATTATTGTAATAAGAGAGATTAAAATGAAAAAAGAAAAAATAAAAGTTAAGGATTTAATTAATATATTAAAAGACTTAGACCAAGATGCTCTAATAATAATATCTCAAGACGCAGAAGGAAATGCATTTTCACCACTCTATAGTGTGGAAGAATTATGTTACGAAGGAAGCAATGGAGATATATTTCTATTAGATGAAAAAGAAGAAGGGGAAAGAGGAATATTTTTATTTAGGCAATAAAATGACAAAATACGAACATGAATTATATTTATCAGCAAAACATTTATTAATAGATATAGATGGGTCTCTATATAAGTTCAAGTGTCCGAAAAAATTTCGATCAATAAGATTTGAAGACATACTAGATCTAAGGAAAGTATTATATGCCTTCAAATTAGAAGAATTCAAAAAAGCTAAAAAATTAGCCTTAAATTTAGATAGTCATATTTGTGAACTTTTACCAAAATGTATATTAGAATATGTGGATTATTTAAAATGAAAGATATAGCAAAAATTTTAGATTTATTTTATATAAAAGGTAGAATTATTTGTATTGGAGATATACATTCTCAATATGACGCCTTAATGAATCTTTTAAAGAAAGTTCAATACGATGAAAAAACAGACTATTTAATAGCTTGTGGAGACCTCATAGATAGAGGTGTCCAGCCAAAAGAAGTTCTTGGATTTTTCATGCCCGATAATCCACAAGAAGATAATAAGAGATATTCGGTATGTGGGAACCACGATTTCAAGTTGATGAGATATTTACATGGAGCCAAAATAAAAGCAGGTGAAGCTCTAAAACAAACAATAGATATACTAGAATATCAATGTAATCCAATAGAATTAGCCGTTATAGGATTATTCTTGAAGGGTCTTCCGAATATTATAAGATTACCAGACTTAAAGGGAAAACCGCTTTATTTAACTCATGCTGGAGTAGACGCTAAATATCCAATAGACCAGCAAAAAATTCAGACGACATTGTTTGTAAGGGGAATAAATCCTAAAAATTATTTTGACGAAAGCCAAGGGGTGTGGTATGATTTCCTAGATGGCTCTTATAGAGTGGTTTCTGGACATATCGTTTCTCCAATCGTCCAGCCCAATGATAACGTGTTCTGCTTGGATAATGGGGCGTGTCACGGTGGCTCTTTAAGAGCCATGATAATTGAAAAAGACAATTTTGAAATAATAGAGATTAATTGTGCGCAGACTCCTGGTAAAACAATATCAAATTCATAGTTGGGTAATAGGAGGATAAGATGCGAGACGAGAAAATATATATTAGATAACTTATGATTGACACCAGCGCGACATATAAATTTAAGGTAACTAATAATAGCTGGTGATAACGAGTTGAGCTTAATAAGACGATGTAATCAACTTATATACCTGAAAAGTGATTTTACGTTTTACAAAAACATGATAAAAATGGAGAAAATTTGAAAAAAGATCAGATTTGCACGATATGTGGGGAGAAAATAGTGTGCATGGTTCCTGTATACAAAATGTTTAAAGCAGAACTTTTAGCCAGTGGTGACTTAATATATGATTTTAAAGAGAACCATCTAGTCCACCTTACATGTTTTAGTCCTCCACTTTTTGTTAAAAAAGAAATAAATAAGCCAGACAACGATTGGTTAGATGGAGTAGTTAATGAATAAAGAAATTATTAATGATCTTGTATTAAGAAAAATATTAATAGATAAATCTCTTTTAAGAATATCAGATAATTTTAAAAAATTACCAAGATACGTTGTAGAATATTTAATTTCTAATTTTGTAGACAAAAATAATAAACAACAAGGAATTGAAAGAATCAACAAAATCATAAACGAAAATCATATAGAATCTGATAAAAAAGAGTGGGTCAAAAATAAAATAAAAATAAATGGAAAATATAATTTAATAGGCGACTTAAAATGCTCTTATGACCAATATAGCAATGAGTATATAGCACACACAACTGTTCTGTCTGGTAACAAGGTAAGAGTGTCTAAAAGTGTCATAGATCAATTTGGTGACGTTTTACTCAGCGGAGGTTGTTTCGGCAACTGTTTAATAGAATTCGTCAATCCAGGCCTAATGTCAAAAAAACAAGATCCATATCACCTTACTTCCTTTATACCGTTTAAAATAACAAAGATAACAATTCAAGAGTGGTTAAAAATAAGAGAGAAGTTTTCCTTAGACGAATGGATTAATCTAATTATCAATACGCTTGGATTTAATCCAGAAAAATTATCAGAAAATGAAAAATGGTTGTATTTATTTAGATTAATACCATTAGTTGAATCAAATATTAATTTTATAGAACTTTCTAGTCCTGAGACAGGAAAGACATATTTTTATAGATCAATAAGTAATAATAGTCTCATTCTATCTGGTTCCGATATAACCGTAGCTTCATTATTTTATAATAAAGTATCTAAAAGAGCGGGAGTATTAGGGAATAAAGACTGTGTAATATTTGACGAAATAGTAACCGCTAATTGGAATAATAAAAAAGATCTTCAAAATATATTAAAAGATTATTTAGAAAATGGAAAGTTCAATAGAGATAATGTAGAAATATCTAGTGATTGTTCTATTGTATTTTTAGGAAATATAGTTTGCGACAGAGGAAACAAGAAACCATTAGATATATATAAACATCTCCTCGATCCTCTTCCAGAGATAATTAAAAATGATACCGCTTTTCTCGATAGGATAAATGGATTTATCCCAGGATGGGAAGCGCCTCAAATATCTTCTTCTAATTTTTCTGAAGACTATGGATTTTCTAGTGATTACTTTAGTGAAATATTACATAAATTAAGAACAGTTTCTTTTTCAGAATTGATAAAATCAAAAATAGATTTTCAAGATACTTCATTTAGGAATGAAAGATCAGTTATAAAAATTACGTCGGGGTTAATCAAGGTCTTATTCCCATCTGGTCGAATTAATAATGATGAGTTAGAAATATTAGTTGAAAAGTCAGTTGAGTTAAGAGAAAGAGTTCTACAACAACTACACGTAATAAATCCCAATGAATTTAACGGAGAAATAAAATGGCAATTAAAAAATTAAAATTAGTCGAACAATTAGATAAAGATGGTTGCACTACAGCATGTTTAGCTATGCTTTTAAATAAATCATATTTTGATATGAGAAAATATATTCATTTAAATGTGGAAAGATTTAAGAATCATTATAATTGCTATTCGTGCTGTTTATATTTTTTTGAAATAAAAGAAATTTTAGATAAACTTAAAATAAAAAATGAATTTATAAAATTCGAATCCTTTGACAAGTTAAAAGGCCATAATATATTATCAGCTTCTATTATTGGGCCAGTACATTCTGCTCACTCTATTATTTTTGATGGTAAAACGAGAAAAATTCTTGATCCAAGTAGAAAGTCAGAATATGATCATATAAAACATAATTACAATATATATAAATGTATACAAATTGGAGATCAAAATGCCAGAAGAAGTAAATAACAAGAAACTTGCAATAATAGCTTTTATATTACTGGGATTAATTTTTGCCACGCCTTTAATAAATATAATTATTCCATTAATAAGAGGATAATATGGAAATTAAAGTAAAACCATTTATAAAAAGAGACGAAAAAATTTGTGGTATAATAGATAAGTATGTAAAAATATATACTGAAATTAGATTTGCTATAATAGAAGCAGCTTTGAAAGTTGCTTTAAAATATGATTTAGATAAAATTAGAATAGATGATTACGAATATATATTAAAAGAATATTTTGTTGACGAAGGAGTAGGTATATGAGTTCTCATTGCCAAGTAATAAATTATAGACTAGAAGAACTATGCAAAAAAGCTTTAAAGAATATAGACCGAAGAAGGGAAATAGAAGCACAAAATCATTTATTAGAATTTCAAAATAGATATAATAAGAAGAGACAGTGGTTTAGAAAAATGCTTTTCTTTGGAATTCCAAAGCTTGAAAATATATCAAAAGAAGAAGCTCATGCAATAATCTTATTCAGAAAAGAAAATGGAACAACATGGGATAGAATAGAACATATGGATTATCCAAAATATAAACATGTTTGGAAGGATAATGAACTAGTAATTTTAAGATTAACGTCTTTATTAGAAGTATGTTTTGCGGATATGACAATAACAGCAGAAGACGCTGGTTATTTGATGGCGGTGGTTGATTGGAAGGAAGAAAATGAAGCACTATTTAATTAGATATTCTATTTCACAAGATAGGGTTACAGAAATAAAAGCTGACAGTCCAGAAGAAGCTAGAAAAATATTTGAAAAAGACAATTATAAATATCCAACTACTCGTTGCGATATTGTGTTTTCCGAAGGAGCTAATTTTAATTATTTAACAGAATTAGATGTAAATGGAGACGACATAGAAGGAAGTGAATTCTATGGTTGACACAATTCCTAATTGGGTTATCATATTTTTTATTATTGGCTTACTAGGAAGTCCTTTAATGGGAATAAATATAATTGCTGTATACACAGAAAAAGATCAACCTATTGAGCATAAGATAATATCGTTTATACTTTTTATTGTTCCTGTTATAATGTTTTTAAAATCAATGTTTTATTTATTTAATAAAGCTATGGGGGAATTACCTTGAGGTATCTTGGCGGAAAGGCAAAAGTAGCTACTAAGTTAACAACTTTTTTAGAATCTGTTCGTAAACCTAATCAAATGTTCGTAGATGGAATGGTTGGTGGTTGTAGCATAGTAAGAAAAATGACAGGAGAAAGAATAGCGGCAGACTCATGCCCCTATTTAATTACTTTTTTAAAATGTCTCCAAGATGGATGGACGCCACCGGAAACTATTTCAGAACAGAGATATTATGAAATAAGAAAAATGTATAAAGAAGGATATCATGCTCCAGTAATAGGATTTGCTGCCTATTTCTGTTCTTTCGGAGGAAAATTTTGGGGAGGGTTCGCAAGAGATCCAAAGACAGCAAGAGATTTTGCTAACGAAGCATATAGAGATGCCTTAAAACTAATGGAAGAAATTAGAGAAGTAAAATTATTTTGTTGCGATTATTCAGATCTTTTAATTAATATAATTCATGAAAAATCTTTAGTTTATTTTGACATTCCTTATGAAGGAACAACTGGTTATAAAAACAAGTTTTATAATTCCCTTTTTTGGCAAGTAATAAGGATTTTTTCAAATAAACATGATATTTATATCTCGGAATACCAAGCACCAGAAGACTTTGAATGCGTTTGGTCTTTAAAACGCAAAACGGAATTAAACACTAAAAATGGAAAAGACACGAGGATAGAAAAGCTCTTCAAATATAAAGGATAATATGAATAAAATAGAAAGATTTTTAAACAATATTACTGGTTTTATTAATGATTATTTGGATACTTTCTTATTTGTCTGTATGATTTTATTTGTTTTACTTATGTTTATTATTTCTAAATCTTTACCTTAAAAAAGGAAAAATAAATGACAAAATTTCCAAAAGAATTTATGTTGCAAGTATTAGAAGAAGAAGTGGGAGAAATCATATCTAATAAAATAATAGAACAAGGAAGATGGGATATTTTACATCAATTGATATGGAAACACCCGGACGGAAGAGTTTTTCAATGTGGATACAGACAGGGAGCAACTGAACAACAGGATCAGGGTCCGTGGGAATATGACAAGGAAGTTCACTGCGTAGAAATGGAAAAGAAGATAGTTGAAGTAGAACAATGGGTAATAAAAATGCCGGAAATTAAAAATGAATAAAAGAATAAAGAATTTAATAGAAGATATGCTTATAGTTGAGTTAAGACAAGTTTTTGAGAAATTAAACAAAGATCAAAAGGAAATGTTTAAAAAAGTTTTTGGTTCTGAAATAGGTAAATTTTCACAAGAAAAATTATGTCAAGCAATTGATTTGTGTGATAGAACAATAGCCAAAAATACTAAAGAGAGAAGATGATATGTCATTAGGATTTTTGATCCAAGATAAAATTTTTGAAGATGATCAAATTACTTTAATAAAAATTCTTCAAGACAATAATATCCCATATATTATTCACAAGGAAAAAGATTTTTGGCTATATGTATTTCCTATTTACAATTATGATAATAGATTTTCTATTCAAGGACGACAAGAAATAGACAAAGTATTTTGTTATGGATCTCTAGAATGGATATTTCAAATTCAAAAAATAAATAATCCAAACTATAAAACTATATGTACTATAGACAATTATGATTGTAAAAATTATTATCATCATTATAAAAATCTTTTATTCAACAAAGACGCCAAAATATGGCCAGTCGAATATTTTTTAGATGATTGGGACGGAGAGCAAATTTTTATTAGACCGTGCGTAGGATATAAACCAAAAGGATTTACCGGGGGAGTATACAAAGAACAAGATAGAAACTATATAAAAGAATGTTTTAGTAAAAGTAAAGATATTTTAATAGCTCCTGTCAAACATATAGACTACGAATATAGATTTATAGTTAATGATAAAAATAAATATATAACTGGTTGTCAATATAAATCATTTTGCCATGAAACTAAAAAATTAGGTTTTGACCCTTCTCCAATAGTTCCACTTGAGATTCAAGAAAGATTTATTGATAATATTCTAAGTAAATTAGAATGGCACCCAGATCCAATTTATGTGATAGACGTAGCGGAGAGTGACGCAGAATTATTTATTCTAGAAATAAATGCTTTAAGCACATCTGGATGGTATGATTGTGACTATGGAAAAATAGTAAAGGAGATAATAAAATATTATGGCATTTGATCCAAAGAAAATAAAATTTCCAAGCGAAAAAGAAATATTAGAAAGATTAGAGAAGATTATAGATAAAGAAATAAAAGGTGATATAGATTATGATCCAATGAAAATTAGACAACAGTGTTGTTTTGATATAATGATTCCAGAAGGCTTATTCACTGTGTTAAAAAACAATCAAATGATTTATGACAAATTGAATAATATGTACAAAAATAAGGGGTGGGAAGATATTGAAATAAACGAAAATTCATGTCTTCATAATATAAAGCTGAAGTATTATTTTGATTGAGGAAAATATGTTTATCGAGTGTAATTGTAATAGTCCCGAACATGTATTTAAATTTACTCTAGAAAAAGAAGATAATTGGATTATAATGGAACCATTTCTCTGTCATTATAATTCTTTCCTAAAAAGAATTTGGCTAGGTTTGAAATATATTCTTGGATATAAAAGCAAGACTGGACATTTTGATACTGTTCTAATAGGCGTAGAAAAAGCAAAATTAATAAGAGATATATGCGAGGAACTGATCAATGAAGCTTAATAAAGAATTATACGCAGCGGTACTTAACGATGCGGTTATAGGAAATTACGAAAGCGCAATAATGAGTCTTGATAAAGAATTAGTACAACATGATATAGATTTCATGACAAAAGAAGGTATGCCGTACTTTGAAGAAAAAAATAATATTAAAATAGTAAAGGTTAAAATTGTACCATGTTAAAAATACCAGAAGAATTTCTTATAAAAGATGGAGAGGACGGAGAAAAACTAATAATTCCAGGGTATGGAGTTGGGAATAAATGTTGGCAAGACTATAAATTAAGATGGTTGAGATCTTTACACATAGATAAATACGATAGAATAGTCTCCACGGGTTTCCCGAAGTTCATGAACCTCGGAATTGGAATAGACAAGTTCAAAGTTACATTAGAAGACATTATGTCTTCTTTTGGCAAATCACAAAATGTATTATCAACAGAAAAGATAGATGGATCTTTGTTAATCAGGTATATCCAAAACGATACAGTGAAATGGAGAACAAGAGGTTCTTTAGGGATTGAATTAGATAATGGTTATGAAATACAAGAATTTTGTGAAAAATATCCATTACTTAATGATCCAAATTATTGTTCTCGTTTGTCTTTATTTTTTGAGTGGGTGTCTCCATTAAATCAAATAGTTATAAAATATAACGAACCAGATTTGATTCTTATAGGAGGGTCCACTTATGAAATGAATATTCCGTGGTACGAAGCAAACATATCTCTTTTAAATATAAATCATTTAAAAACAATATCAAAACAACTGGAAACAAGATTGACCAATAACTGGACGATAAATAATAGACATGGACTAGACAAACTTATGTCTGTTGTAGAAGATAAAAAAACAATGAATTTAGAGGGATACGTTTTAAGGATAGAAGGAGAACAAAGACTAGTAAGAATAAAGACTCCACAGTATACTCTTCTCCATGCGATGAGATCTAATTTGACGACAGAGCTACTTATTGGTTTATGGTTAGAATGGGATAAGCCCGATTTTGCACAGTACAAAGAAAAATTTATTAACTATTATGATTATGAGAGTTTCCAGTATGCTCTACCGGCTGTTTCCTCTATGTTTGATGGAATTAAAGTAGCTGAAAATATATTAAATCACATAGAGATATTAGTTCTAGAATTCAAAAATGGATTTTTGCCAGAAAAATCCAGAAGCGAGTTTGCCTTACTGGCTAAGCAAAGATATCAAGATATAAAGTTGTCTACTTGTTTTAGTTTATTAGATGGAAAACAACCTTCAGAGAAATTTTGGACAACTATGATTTTTCAAAACTCGAAAAAATTTGAGTTAAGAATGTTCAATAAAAATACGGAGGACGAAAATGAGGGGTAGTTGGTATGCTCAATTAACAAAAGATGGAAGCAAGATAAAAAATCCTATACCAAATAAAGGATATATAGATGTTAAAAATAAGAAATTGAATTGTTTTGATCATAATGATTATTTTTTATTAGAAATGGATGTTTTAGATTTTACTATATCTGCTGATGGGATTTTGTTTAAAGGAATAGAGGACAATAACGGAAGAAAACAATATAACGAAATTTGGTTTACAACTTCTTCTTTTTATAAGGAAAACAAATGACAAGATTTTTCCTAGATCTTGACGGCGTATTGGTGGACCTATTAACAGGGATAAAGTCTCATGAAATATTAAAAGGGATAGATACAATAAATAAAAACTCACACTATGAATTACATGAAATATTTAATATGGGAGAGGAAGAATTTTGGTGCCAATTTAATGATGTAAATTTTTGGGAAAATCTTCCTAAATATGAACATTCAGATGAGTTATTTAATCGTTTATCAGATAAA